TTTATTCGCCAGGACTGTTCCTCTAGTACTGTTCCCTAAAAAGCCTTGCAAAGAAGGAGCTTGGACAGCATCCGCTTCAATAGGTGTGATCTCAACATCAGTAACTTGAACAGCATTAGATCCCCCAACAGGTGTGGGATCTGTACCTTCAGATGATTCAATTTTGGCGAGGAGCCAAGTCTTCCTTGTTAGAGCCATTTTCTGTAGGGGTGGAGTCGGTTTCTGGGATCAGTGTAGTTTTCCCAGTCTTGGGGTCGAACAAATAAGTTCCACCTACACCAGGATTAGGAGTTTCTTTGTTGATTTTAGCCATGATCTCATGCAGAAGTTAAATCAGTGCGACTAGTTCGATAACGCACCAAAAAATCTTGACTAATAATACCTAAAGGAATATCAGCTTCAACTAAGTCAAAGTCCGTACGATCAGGGATTAAATCAAGAGCATAACTATTAACTGTTTGATCTGCCATTAGTTTTAAATGTACTGCTTGCGTATAGGTATCTGATGTGTCATCAGGAATTGCAGCACGAACAAAAGTCGAAACACGCACTCGCAATGTCCATTCGATTTTGTCATAAAAACTCGTAGTGTTAGGAATATCATTAACAGGCTCTATAGAAATAGCAGGCGTCTCTGATCTAGACAAAGGCTCAACTCTGCTTCTATAAATATTCACCCCAGAAATTGCGTCTAAATTTGTCTTAAGACGCGCAAGGATTAATTCTCGACGGGAATCAGCCATTAAACCTTGCTAAGTAGCAATTCTGAAAAAGTTGCATCATCTACAGGCATATTTTCTCGAACGGTATAACTCACTGAATCAACAGTTAACGCAGTGCCACGGGTGGCAGATGATACGTCAGAAGTTTTTGCAATTAACAAATACTCCCTCGATACCGCCATACCACCACCGACAACTTCAGCCCCTGCATCAAGAATCCCTTTAAATGTTGACCCACTACCGATTTGGCATGTTCCGCCAAAGTCAGAGAGGAAAGCATTAGGAGTCGCAACAAAGGCCATTTAATTAAGCTCCGTACTTCTCAGACGCAAATGCGTTGACAGAGACATAACCAGTGCCTGTTCCACCAGCAACGGTGCAAACAAGCTTCACATAACGCTTTAAATCGTTAGTGTTCAAAGTCATCTTCTGAGCAGTTGCGGTGTTCGCATCACTCGTAGTGAAAGCACCTGAAGAAACATCAGCATATGTTCCACCAGATGTGTCACATTCAGTCAGTTTTACCGCATAAGTGATTGATGATCCTCCAGCCGAAGCATCGAGGAAAACAATCATGTCGCCTTCATAGGCGAGTAGGTCAATAGCAGAACCAGTAGCGGTCGCATTGCCTAGAGAATTGGCTCTAAGAGCAACATGAGTTGTCTTATCACCCAGGTTTAGAATTGCCATCGGCTTTTTTCCGTTTGGGAGTGGGTTTTTTGAGAACTGGAGTCTTTTCGACTTCAGGTGTAATAACGACAGTCTGACTTACAGGAGCCTCTTTTGCTTTACCTGCACGGATTAACAATTGGGCAGTACGCTCAGTTGTTTCAACGAAGTCACCTTCATTGACGTTATTGAGATCAACAACAGTTGATCTAATGATTTCGATACGCATAAGAGACTCCTAAAAGATCAGGAAAGCTTACAGATGCTTTCTGGATGACGTACAGCTACGTCGTAATCCTGCATGGCTACCACTCGAACAGTTCCAGCAGCAGAGCCTGTATAAGGATCAACCATAATGTCGAGTCCAGACCACAACCCAATCAGAATGTCGCTGAAGTTCGCAAATACAGCAGTACTTGCAGGCATTGAGTTGGAAACATAGGAAGGATAACCATTAATAGTGTTATCACCTTCGTAAATAAACTGACCTGTGCTAGATGCTTTTTCAGTAACTTTCAAAGTTCCACGAAGAGCGGAATTCATTAAGTAACCAAGATTTCCATTCAGCGCATTGTCAGTACCAAGAGCAGCTTCAGCATTAACGAAATCACTGAATGCAGCAACACCTGATTCAGTGTTAATACCAGAAACGTTCAAGATACCAAGAGGCTTGCTCTCTGTACCAACACCGTTAATAGCTTGATTCTCAATTTCGATTGCAATTTGCTGGGCTAAATCTTGCCTAACAAGCTGTTCTACGTCAATACTTGATTGAAGTAATAGACGACGGGAATAATCAGTCAGAGCACCAATAGTACGCGGCTGAAGTGCAACCTGATCCACTGTTAATGCAGATTCAGTTATGTTGCTGTTTTCTGCAACGTGGTAAGTAGTGGCACCACCTGACTGACGAGGAATTGCAACCATTCCTTGTAATCCAGTCAATACATTTGCACCTGCTGACTGCAAGACAAGAGACTTGCGAAGCAGATCAATGAATGAAGCAGAAAGAAGATCTGTACTAACAGTATCGCCACCAGCAGAAGCAGTGCCAACAGTTAAATCTCTTCTCCCATAACCAAGTACATCAGCAGGGATCAAAAGACCTCTAGCTTCTTTACCTGTTCTTGCTTGAGCAGCAGCACTTACTTCAAACTCAAAAGCAGCCGCACGTTGGGCTTCTTTATCTTGAGGATGAGCAAGAGCTTTAAGAGCTCTAAGGAAAGAGAACTCACGAGTCTCTTTTTCTGTTAATCCAATTTCAGCATCTTTAGAAGAAATAGGCTTCTCTTCTACACCCATCTTTTCAAGAAGGGCAGAACGAAGCTCATCCAAACTGCGTGAGCTGGAAATAAATTCTTGAGCTAATTCAACGTTCTTAGTACGTTGACCAAGAGCAATCATTTCAGCGGCTTCCTTTGCTGCGGCCTGGGTGGCCTCAGCGCGGATAGCTGCCTCTTTTTCGAGGGATGGTTCCACGGGAGTTTCTCCGTTGGGTTTACTTGTAACGGCTGAGGCCGTCGTTTCAATGCCTTCATCATTAGAGAGGGCACGACCAATGCCAACATTCTTGAAGTCTGCTGGAATAGTTACCAAAGACAATTCAAAAGGTTGGTAGTCGGTTGCGCGATAAGTCACAGGTGATGTTGACTTGTCGGCTTCCATTTCATTGATCTTGTAGCCGAAGCTGACATTACGAATAATGTTATCCGAAATCAGCTCCTGCATCTCACGTCCAAGCTCATTATTAGCGAGCTTGACACGGGCAAAGCCACGCTTGCCCTTTATATAAGCTTTCTCAACTACTCCAACAATCTTGTCAGCGTCATGCTGAAAAAGTAATGGAGCACCTGTATTAAGTCGCGACATATCCATTGCTCTTTCACTTATTTCTAAGATCTCTGTTCCATACATTCGCTCTACTGGTGCTTCACTGGCAAAGGGAAATTCAATAACACGATTATCGTTCTTAGAACGAATAAATTCAGTTATATGAGCTCTTTTATGTGATTCAGAGGTTAAATCACGCTCTTGTTCAATTAATTCCTCAGAAGTAGAAACTTCTTCACTGACAATTTCTTCAACAAGAATCTGTTCAGGAATCTCAATAGACCTAATTGGATCGATTTTTGTCAAAGCACGAAATCTATGTCCGGCATAAATATCAGTTTCTTTTTTATCTCTATAAATTTGAATCAAGGCACCAGGATCTTCCTTCGTGCCAACTATCTCAAAAGAACTACCTGGAACATCTAAACGACCAGAAGTGATAACTTTCGTAATACGCCCCCTAGCTCTACCGCCTGGAGTATTCCATGAAACGAAATCACCCTTGCTCAATTCATCGGCTTTGGCTCGTTCCGTAATTATCTCAGCAGGAGGCTCAGCAATAGCTGCCGAACGCTTGGCAGCAAACCCCCTGCGTTTAGCAGTTCGCTTTCCTCTACTCATGGATTTAGTAAATAATCTTGATATTAGTCTAATTGATCCAACTGTGATTCATTTTCAGTAGATGTATTTTCCTCTGGAACCGTAAACAATGAAGGTTGGAAAGTTCCATTACTTGAAACTTGAGATGGATCTGTATCCAAAACAATTCCCATTTTCTTAGCAGAAGAAATTTCTCTCTCTCTCTGACGCATCTGCTCATCAAAATCTCCACCGTGTAGAGCGACAACCTGAGAAAGAGTCATCACTCCACTACGAACTAAAGATTTATAAGCATCTGCCTCTTTTTGAGGATCAACAAATTGAGCAGCAGGTGGAATCCATTTGCAATCTTCGTATCTCTCAGGATCGATGTCGTAACCAGCCAGGTCTAATGCACCTGACATAACAGCCATCTCAAGCCATTTCGTATATACCTCTTGGCATAAATTCTCAATTACAAACTGCTGCAAAGTGCGATAATGAGCTCTTGTCTCAAGCAATTCAAGCCGAGATGAACTGTAATTACTCTGAGAGAAATCAGAACTTACTTGTGTATAAGAACAGCCAACACCAGCAGCGACAGCACGAAGCATTTGCTGAACAAAAGGACTAAAGCCATCATCAGGACGATTAGGCGAGAAGAATTGCATCTCTTCCCCAGGAGCTAAACGTCGAATCGAACCAGGAGCAAAATCAAGAACAGATTCTTGATCGTAATTTCCATCCTCAAAAAGATCCTGATCTGGCGTTTTTACAAAAGCCATCATCGAGGCTGTTGCACGAGCAGCAACAATTTCAGACTCTTCAAACCCACTGAGATTTCTTAAACGCATAATCGCCGAAGCGAATGCGCTCATACCTCTTGTCTGACCAGGACGGTCAATTATATAAAGGTGTAATACATCTTCGGCTGGTACACGAACACGCTTTTTAAGTGATGTATCTGCATAAGAAAATTGATAGTCTCCTGGGTGAAAATCGAGGAAATGATAGGCAACAGGTCTCTCCCACCTATCTATCTCGACACCCATACGAACTTGATTGCCGTTCTGTTCTTTCCCGTTGTAATCATCATCAAGCAAATCTGATTCAATGATTTCTAGACCGAATGGAACTCGACTATCCCCGAAAGGTTGACGAATAAAACGAACAAAACATTCTCCTGATTCAAGAGTTGATGTAATCGCAAGACGTTGGATATCTGTCCACGACAATTTGCCACCAGCATGACAACGCTTAGCTGATCCCCATCTCTTCCATGCACGTTCAATCTTTGCATTTATATCTGTAGCAAGACGATCTCCACGCTTCATGCGCACTTGAGATTGCATCTTTATTCCTGTTCCAACAACGTTATTGCGAACAGCTCTCAATGCAGCCTTCGCAAAGTCACTATCTCGGACTAATTGACGCGCACGATTCCTAACAGACTTAATACTGCCTTTGACTTCACTATCTGCCGAGGTTGACTGGCTAACCCAATCAGAAGTAAGACGATTGTTTTGTGCTGCTGCATAAGCACGTTTTAAATTCGCATTACGTGTTTTAGCGTCAGTTAGCTCCTGTTTGAGCCCATCTACACGACCGAATCCTAAAAATGCCATTAGACAAACCTCACTTTGGCAAGACCTGGATTACCAAGACCCTGGCGCATCTTTTCCTTCCTTCTTTCCATTGCAATCTCATTCTCAAGCGCATCTCGAAGTTGAAGTAGTTCAACCATCTTGTATCTTTTCAGGCTTCTCCCACCAATCGTATATTCCTGAACCATCCCACCTTCAGACAAAGTGCGGATTGCAGTCTCAACGTATCCCAAATCAATCTCAGCACGAGACCGATCATCAAAAGCTCCAGGTGTCCCAATGTAATAAGCAGAAGCCTTAACAGTGAATTGTCCTCGGCCTGCTGTATACCTC